CCTTTATTAGCTGCCAAAATAGGACGAATAAATTGGTATGCCCTTGGATCTTGAATAGCATATTCCGAAAACACACACCCACGAGGATTAGAACCAACAATGGAATTTCCTGACCAACATTCTTTTCCGTTTCTTCTAACTTTTATAACTCCAGAGGGAACGGACACGCAATAAACTTTCCCTATATAACTTTCTTTACTTATGTAGTTTTTATTACTTGAAGATAGGCGCTTGAAACAAGATGTTCTAATCAACAAATCATATAAAATCTTTGTTGGCTTAACTACACGCCCTCTTATCATGGAAACCGATTGTTTTTTCTCAGTAATATTAGCACTAAGTCCAAGTTTAATCACAATTTCCTGTATATCATCTACCAATCTTTTGGATGTTGAATAATACCCAATATTATTGTCATTCTTGTACCCATCACCAAGAACCAACCAATTTAATAGAATCTTAAGATAGCGTGGTGATAATGATTTTATGCCTTTAGGGATATAGCGCTTGTGCTGTAGGCCAAACTGTGAAAAGTAAGAGTGCATCAACCTACAATTAAAATTAAAGTTACCCTTTCTTTCGGAAAACTTTATGTTACATCGTACTAAAAGATTAGCGATCTTAATCTTATTAATAGGCTTTTGTTGAGTAATAGTTATACGGTTGTTTTCCTTGTTTTGAAATGTGCATCCTTCTGAAAGATATATACCTAAAAGAGCAACAAAATCTTCCATTGGAAGAGATCTCTTATCAAGCCCCCTGCTCGAGTAAACTGATCCTCTACTTACAGAAGGGAAGTGGAACGTTTCACGCTCCTCGCCTTTCCATGAAGATTTAGCCGGGATACTATCATGGCGTATAGTTGGATCACTTATATCCTTAAACTTATAAAATCCCTTTGAAGATCTCACATAAAATCTATGGTTAGGAGTAACAAACATATCAATACTTTTGCTACTTATTCTATACATATCGCCAGAGTAGTCATATTCCATATGCTCTGTTGGGACATTATATTTAAGTTGTCCATCAACAAGAGTTGCAACACGTTCATCTTTAGATAGATCTTTAAACAACTTCCAACCGTCTTCACTTAATATCTCTGTCTTCTCATCAAAGCAATCTATATTATCCGAACCGATAAGCTGGATAAGCGAACCACTCTCTAACGTAACTTTCATCTCTTGACTATTAGTCTTACTCACAAGCTTTGGAGGGATAAAGTCTAAGAAACGTTGTCCGTCATTAGTCAACGAATCCCATATGACTTTACGAGCCTGTGAATAAGACGGGAAGATGTAGTAGTAAACACCGACCGTTCTCAGCGCCTCTCTAATGACAAGATTAAATGCGCAGATATCTTTTCCCGAATTGTGTACAACAAAACCATTAGCTATAAAATTATGATTCTTACGTGTTCTTATATCGTACAACCGCATTCTACCAGATCTCTCCGGCTTGCCCGGCTTTGCAGCAATACATCCGAATACCTTCTTAACAACCGGCTTGAATAAACCATCCATTCTTCTTATATATGGAGCGAGGGCTTCTGTTATTTTACTGTTTTGAAAGTCTAAATTTTCTGCTAAAAATTCTACGGTGGACTCATCAATAATGCGCAACACCCACACAAGGTCTCCACTTACTACAGGCTTTTTTGTCAGGAGCTGTAACTTTTTAAAAACCCAGAAGATATCGAAGATGAAGTTCTTGAATAGACTCCCCTTCAACTCAAAGCCACTGCAATAATGATCCTTCTTAAGTTCCGACTTAAATGAACCAATCTTAGAGAAAACTGCTCCCAAAAAACAGAGGAGTGACTCGCGGTCGAAGTCCCAAACGCGTGAGGGCAACGACTTATGGACATCGATTGCTGTTCCCATCTGCTTAGCTAATACAGGATCGTTAACATTACCTTCTGATCCAGAGTAAGTTAAGACACGCTTGAAGCGGACATCTTTAGCCTTGCTCCACTCAGCTGACTTAACAATGATCTCGTTGTTTCCACACTTACCGAGAGTCTTACCGGTTGTCTTTAAGTACGCGAACTTGTGATCTAGTGACGATGTTAACGGCAACGCGTTAGGTGATTTGATTAGAACGGTTTCTTTCTCTTCAGTCTTCCATGAGTCTTCAACGACATCGGGCTCAAAACCCTCACCATTCCACGAAAGGATCTGGTCCCCAACGCTGACATCTTTCAACTCTTTCCATGAGCCGTTGGCCATAATGATCTGTGTATCACCAGCAAGACACCGGCGAGGCCAAACACAGACGAGTTTTCTAATCTTCTTGTTCTCAAATGCGTCGAAGAGCTGATACTGGAAGTCTCTAGGTTTAAATTTGTCTAGATATATCTTTGTATCAATCTTCATCTTCGCTCCATCAGAATGCTTACGTGAACAGTGAACTTATACTTACCGTAGTTCTGATCACGCTATTTTTCAAGAGGTATATGTCTTTTTTCTTTTTTCCGGCTCCAAGTATATTTCGATGGAACTTAAAAAGACCTCATCTACGGGATATTTCACACCGCGTGAGCGATTGCTGCTTACAAGCTTCTATATTTTTACCTTAAAAAGAGCCTCTAAAGCGAGGGTTATTAGGGTTTATAAGCCTTATATTATCAATAATTTCTTCTAGATCGGTCTTTTTATAAATGACCCGGTAAGTTATTGGGTGTTGATAAGACTTGATCTTTCCCTTTTTCGCCCAGCTACTCAATAAGCTATTAGAAACACCTAAGTACCTCGCAGCATCATTCCTGCGCAAATAACCTCTAAGCGCGCCCTCAGTAACTACTCTTACTTTTCTTTCTTTAGCCTCTCTAATCTCTTCAGGCTCATCTAACTCTCTCTGCAGTTCTTCTAGTTCTTTATCGTTCACATAAACCCTTTTTTTTCTTTCTTAGTCTCCAAATATATTTAGATGACCAAAAAAAGACCGCACCTGCGGCACATTTGGTTGTATCGAGACGACTTCCAAAGCGTCGTCCCGTAATATTTATCTATTCAAAACTTTTAACTATCAAACACATCGCCATAACATTCACTAATAGACTCGTTGGCGAGAGCCACATACTTCTCTTCTATAAACGTGGGCAATATACCCTCAAAGACAGAATCACCATCATTCTCTACAAGCAGAGCGCAGAGGTCAAGTAGCTCATCATACGTCACATCTATAAGCTTCTTCTTGGAAAGAGTCTCGAGCGTCTCTATTATTACTTTCATCTCTTCGTCCCAGGCCTTTATTTAAATTCTTTATCTACTTATAGTATAGCATGCATACGCAGACAAGTCAAGCGTTACCGATACATACTCTAAATGTTTTGTTTTTGTATCTTGACAAAAATATGGGATTTTTCTGACCGTTATCTATTCTATCTTGTCTACTCTATGTTCTATCTTGTCTACTCTATCTCTATTACAGTCACTCTGTATCTCCCTTCACCTTTATAACATCTTCGGGATCTCGAAACTTCTCAATAACAACAACTTTCTGCAGGTTACTTTCGTCGGCTCTCTCTTTAATTTTGGCTTTCCATTCCATGAACTCTTTCCACTCTGGGAAGTACATTGGCATTGATGCTGTAACCATCCGTCCATCAAGTTCTTTTCTAAGGCCACCTTCTTCTCGTCTACAGCCCACTAAAAGCTTCGCTATTTTCCGTGCTTCTATCAGGGCAGGGCAAACACACGACCATCGATAAAAGTTGTCTCCAGTGATCCCTTTCTGTGCTAAGAACTTCTGTATAACGATAGAGCTATCTAAATTAGCCCATTCAACTAGTTCAATAGCAAGTCTCTCTAAATACCGATTAGTAACGGGTTGTCGTAGTCCATTGAAGGGGTTTCGAATCTCGTCAATAACCTCAACGGGCATTTTCGAAATCCTTTCTTCTGATTTGCTATGCTCTAGTGTTATATTCCCAAAGGTCTTTTTAACAGCGCCTTCGGTTCTTTTTTTTGAATATTTATTGTAAACTCTGCTCATTTTCACTCACTCCATGGTTCGATAAAGAATTCTGTCCTTGGGTTAAGGCTATAGGTCTTATAAGCATAGCAGGCAGATATTATAGAGTCGTCTGTATATACTATTCCGGTACATACATCTTCAACAAACTTAATAAGATTGCTAAGATCTGGTCGTTTAATATGTGGTTTTTGGGAGAGTTGTTTCAATTGTGCTTTTGGGATTTTCATATAGAACATAACATTTAAGATTACTGGTTCGTTCCATAAAATATCGGAGTTATGTTGTTTCTTAATCTGAACGGCGTATACAGCCTTTTCTTGTTTTTGTGAGTCGTAGACATGTCCATTCGCGTGCCGTGCTCTAGCGAGTGGAATTGGCTTACCTGGGACAGTATAAACAAGAGCACCATGGTCCATATCTTTAAATTTCATAAAACGTAATAGATCCAACACAATCTCCTTAATTATTATGGATTTAAAAGCATCTTTAGATATATGTTAGCTCCTTGGTTTTCCTTAGTCGACTTAATTGCTTCTTTAATCTTCTTCTCAAAAAGGGATGGATCTTCTTTCGTTTCTTCTTCAAATACATGAACCTTATACAGTCCTGTGTCTACTGAGCCAATTGGTTTACTATTATTTGTTTTCTTTTCACTAAAGGTACTCTTTTTCTTTTTCTCTAAGTGCGAACCTTCTTTTTTCTCTCTATCACGCTTAAACTTATCTTTTCTTGTTTTTTCCCAGTCTGTATAAGCTTCGCCAATACTGTCTCCATAAAGCCTTGTTAACTCTCCTTTGTATTTCCAATTAGGAGTCAATCCAAGTCCAGCGCAGTGTTTATTGGCAACAGAACACAACCATGGGCCGTAATCTCCAATTAATTTTCTAGATTTTAACTTTATTTTAAGAATTGAAACTGCATATTCTATTACATCGTCTGTAAATGGGCACAGTGCTATCATTCCACGAAGAGTTAAATTTACTTCTTCTGCTGCCTTTTCCAGTCTTTTGGAAAAGGGAGAGCTTATTTGATCAGAATTCATAGCTTTACCTTTAGTTTTTTTATTTACTAAGTACTTATATATATACATATCTATATAATATTTATATTGTGTGCTCTTTTTGTTGTAATAGCCTATATACGTGAAGATCGAAGCTAATCTAGTTAAATTAAAATGGTTGCTAAGGAAGAGTCCAAGCTCATAAATACATGAAGTTAAGTGACGATAAGTTTTTTTAATAATACCTAGATATGCAAGCTTATTTATTATTCTGTTTACATGAGATCGGCTAGACCTCACTTTTTTAGCTATAAAGCTTTGCGTTGGTGCTATACAGTGGTGGTTCTTACTAGCCCAAATAAAATACTCTAATATTTCTTTACCAACCCTAGAAAGTCCACCAAAGAAATATTCTGGATTCTCTAAGACTTCAGTATGCAACTGCCTCTTAAACTTAAAATCATATCGCGACTCTTTTCTATTTGTCTTGCGATAATTCGTAATAGTAGATGGTAACACTCTAGCTAAACTACTAATTGTTATCTCCTAGCAATAAATAGAAAATAGCAATTAGAACTATAACGAACCAAATAACACAAATGGCCGTACTAAAGTCTGGATTTGATAATAATTGAAAGAGTGAAATAAAAGCTTGACAGGTTTTATGAAGTAGCGTATCTTTAATCATGTGATTATTTCCCTTGGTTGGTTAATTTTCATGGTGCTTATCTCCCTTTGTGTTGTTTGCATTTTCATTTTGTTACCTTTTGGTTGGGTTAATAAAATACGATAACTTAGAATACTAATCTAAGTTGTTACATTAAAAAGTTACTGCCTGTGGAACTTCCTGTAAAGGATAAATTCACAGGCTTTTGCTTTTTCTCTATATATTTCATATAAAAAGGGACCCGAAGGCCCCATTCGTAGACAAATTTAATTTTTATATTGTTGGTAGAGCGGTTAGAAATGCTCCGACAGTAACCGATGCGCTTTCAATAGCCACAGCTGTTGATGTTAATACTCCTGCGGCTGCGGCTGCTCCGCCGAAACCAAAGAGTGCACCTACTGTAACAAGCGGCCCAGTTGCTACCACTGTTGGTGCTACTGTTACAAGTCCAACTGCTGCTGCGCCATAACCAATTGTTTTTGTAGCACAATACCCAGCAAATCCCAAAAGAGGTCCAGCTTGGCAAGCGCTGTTTAAGAATAGTGCTCCAACACAAAGTACGATCAAGGATAGAGAACGGTTTTTCATAATATTCCTGCTTTTTAAAAGAATAATGAACTACATACAATGTGGAGAATATAAGAAATAATTAGAAATGTATAGAAGAAGTTAGAATGTGTAAAAGAAAGGGACCCGAAGGCCCCCAATTATATTAGTAAATATATTTTACAATACCGAACATCACTATCGCCATGCCGATCATGTAGCTTGTTATTTTTGTAATAGCTGCTGTAGAGAATAACCCATCATCAGCACCACCTCGTCTAAATATTTCTATTTCTGATCGAGTGTAAAGATACTTCTTTGGAAACAACTCAAAGGTTATTAACCATAAAAAGAATGCTAGTAACATGTGCCATATTTGTTCGTTAGTCATCATGCTTATATCCTAAAATACAAAATTTAACGACATACATAACGGGAAAGATAAGTAGCATTCCAAGATATATCTCAAGAAAGTTTTGCATTTTATGATCTTTTATCTATCAAACTGGGCCAGTGAATATTGCACCTAAAAGACCACCTGCAACTGCGACAACATTTGTTGCAGCTTCAATAGGAACAGAATATGTTGCCAATAATGCTGCAGCAGCAACAGTATGAGCGCCTGGACCGCCAACAAGTTCAACAGGGGATGTTACGATTCCAGCTCCAACAATAAAAAAGACATACGCAGCACCTTTTCCAACCTGTGCGCCAACTGATGCGCCAGCAAGTCCGCCACCTAAACCTCTTACATGAGCCTTAACTGAATACTCACCATCACTCATTTGATTAACAGTAAGATAATTATGCCTTAAAAAGCCCTTGAGCTTTTCTGTATTTATTTTACGAATTTTCTTATCAACAAAGTATCTTTCAACTTTACTAACTTTACCTTCTTTCTTAACAAAGAAGTCTTTCAAGCCATGGAACAGATCAACTTGCCCTTGTTGATGTGAAACATGAACCTTGGATGGATTGATTTGTCTGACCATAGCATCGCAAGTGTTGCTCATAAAGAACAATGAACCGCAAAAAGCTACTGTCGACAATATTTGGTTTAGTTTATGCATGATATATATTCCTGCTTTTTAAAAAATAAAGTACATACAATACCTAGAATACAGAGAACATGTATATTGTATAGAATGGATTACTTACTGAGCGATTGGTGATTGGACTTTAATAAATTATATATTTTAGCGATGTTATAACTATAAGTAATTCCACTACCTTTAATAAAAGAATTTAATGTTTTCCAGTGAATTTCAAGCTTCTTAGCTAAAGATGTAATGCTTTGTGGGTTTTTTTCTAGAAAATCATCAAGAACTTTTCTTAGCTCATCTACATTTTCAACATAATATTTAAGACTTTTCAATTGTTCTTTCATTTTATCTCCTTGAAAGTATTGTTCTTATCATAAGAATATGTGAATTGATGCGCTTTATCAATCTTTTCACACTTTATTACTAAAAAATATGTGTTATTATTTAACTACGTTTTGTATCTACATATATTTAATGAGCATTTGTGTACTATATCTATACTTAATGTTGTTGTAATGATTTGTAGATACAAAACGCAAAAAAAAGACCAGGGAAGATTGAATACCCTGATCTCTTTTCTGAAGTGCTAGCTTTTATTCACCAACACTATAACTTATAACCCAGTAACTGCTACTATTCAACTTTTAAAAACTTCTCTTGTTTTTATTTCTGTTTTTTTTGCTTCTAATTAGCCTATCATTCTCTTCTTCTTTATCATAATCGCCCTTAAGCATCTGAACAGCCTTGTAAATCGTAGCAGGACGGTGTGTCGTAACGCCCTTTAACAGTTGTTGCATAACACAACGACTAATACCTGCTTTTTTTGCCTGGGCTGTAACAGTAATATTAAAGTGCGCCCGATGCTCAAACAAAAGCTCCGCTAACTTATCTAAATTCTCAATGTAATAGATAAAACTGTTTATAATTTTATTTTCCAAAATAGTCCCCTCAATCAAATTCAACTTTATTTCATTATTAAACATAGCATATTTGTATCGATATTGCCAGTATTGTCTTGACTTGTCTTTATATGCATGCTATACTATTAATAGATAAAGAATTTAAATAAAGACCAAGGAACCAAAATGAAAAATAAAATAATTGAAACTCTAGAAACTCTCTCAGAAAAGCGTATATCCGAATTAACAGGTGCTGAGATAAGTAATCTATGTTACTTGATAGAATCTTATAAGGCTGACTTTTTTACTTCATTGTATGGTGAAGCGGGCACAGTTCAAGGGATAGAGGATACAACGCAAGAGTTTATAGATAAAAAATATTTTTATCTCCTTGATGTAGCGATTCAATTCTTTATCAATCAACAAGCTGCCAAGCTAAATAGATTTGCCAGTTTTGAGTGGGAAAGCCCTGAAACAACAAGAACGCTCATAGATATGGCTCCTAAAATGATAAGATACGGAGCTTATGACAAGATTACTAAAAAATTAATTAAAGAAGTAAAAGTTGCGCTTTTGAAAAGACGTGACGAGATCGATGATAAGTTTGATAAAGATGAAGAGGCCGCATTTAGAAAAATTTTAAATGGCCGATCGATAGACGATCACGAAGCTGTTTTTAGTGCTAAGATGTCACTTCCTTGTAGATTTAGCTGGAATAACAACTATGAGAAGAGGGATGCTAGACATAAGGCAATAAAATGCGAAATTGATCGTTTAACCACCTTGATGTGGTGCCAAGATAATTATCTTTTAACGAGCGAAGGCTGGGTAGCTAAAGTTAAACAATAAAAAGGAGATATTAATGACAAAGAAATACGAAGCATTCCTACTTTTAGGTAAAACAGCAAAACTCTTAATTAACAGTGGTGAAGAAGTTGGCGAAACATGTGCCGGTATTTATAAAGCACAGGCCCAAATCTTGCGTGAGTCGAAAGAAGTTGAGATGCAGGTACGTAATTCGTCTGAAGATGGTAATCTTTTTGTAGATCGCATTTTAACAGAGTATTAAGGAGTTGTTATGTTAATGTCGGATAGCATCAATGAAATAGCTGCTGCACTAGCAAAAGCACAAGGTGAAATGGATGTTGCGCAGAAGACTAAAACAAATCCATTTTTCAAATCTAAGTATGCAAATTTTACAGAAATAGTTAATGCATCTCGCGGTGCATTATCAAATCATCAGCTTAGTGTCTTACAAGGCACAGAGTTTGAAGATGGAGTAAAGTTCCTTGAAACAATGATTATGCATTCTTCTGGTCAGTGGATAAAATGTCGAATGCCTATAACTCCACCAAAAAACGATATTCAAAGCAATGGCAGCTATATCACCTACCTAAAAAGGTACTGTTATGCAGCTATGGTTGGGGTTGTAACGATTGATGATGATGGCGAAAGAGCTATGGCTCACTCCAGAAAAATACAGCCAGACGAGCAACCAGAAGTAGACGCGTTTATCTCAAGAGACCAGCTTGGCCAGTTGGAAAGTGAACTTAAAAACGAATTAGAGCTCGCTAAAGAAATTCTAAAAAAAATGGGATTAAAAAGTTTATCACAAATGCCTAAATCTGCATTTCTTAATTCAATAAAAAGAATAAGAGAGATAAAGGCTATAAAGAAATCATAACAAGCACTGCTTTTGCTGGATGGGACTTGCTCCTTTTCTCATCCAGCAAATCACGCACTCTCTTTGCGCTTATACTAGATCCTTGGTTCCTTAGTTGCGCAAAGGGAGTGTGTTAATTGTACAGTCTATTGGAACTTTAGCACAGTTTATATCCAAAATAGAAATTGAGTTTCATCTAATAACTAGCTATTAAATATCCAAAAATCCATCCAACTTCTCTTCCAGCTATTACATTTTCACCAACAACAAAATTTGTTGTGTAAGTTCCAGTATTATATGCTTCTGCAAGAAAATATGCTTTACCGCCGGCTGGTATATAACAAGCCAACTGAACCGAATGAGTCATTTTTGATTTAGTGTGCCAGTCTGGATCTTCTCTCCACGACCATGCTGATGCGCTATAAGAGCTTGATGTTTCAATTGCAAGATTTATTCTTGCCGTATTAAAATTATCTTTAAATGTCATAGAGTTTATTGCAAAATAATACATTCCTGAAACGGGTGCAATAAATTCAATAGGAAGTGTTAATCCGTCTCCGGGAAAAATTACTCCTACTGGGTCATGATCTACGACCCATACTTTTTTCGTCCCCAGATAAGCATCTGTATGGGTTCCCGTAGGAGCCGAAAACGCTTCTGCTCCAGATGAGTGAATTTTAAATGCAACACTGTTTACAGGCGATGGAACCTGTGCAAGATCTATAGAGTTAGCTCCATCAACAATAGTAATAGTACTTCCAGTTGATGTTATATTTGCCCAAGCTGGCGCTATGCCAGTTCCTCCTATAAGCATTTGCCCATCAGTCCCACCATCAGATGACAATATTCCTGTAGCACCTGATTGAACAACTCCAGCGCTCAAATCTCTCAATCTTGTTGTACCGGTTGAATTTAAAAATCCATCTGTAACACTTACTCCAGTCCCAACATTAATATAACTTTCTACATGCAAGTCCTTATTAACAAGCGCATGATCTACCGTTGCGCTTGTCTCAACTAAAATGTTTTGTCCTATAGCAACTGGACCAGAAAGAGATATAGAATTTGAAAGCGAAATCTTCACAGAGTTACCACTACCAGAAGTTTCTATATTTGAACCACCTAAAAAGTTTATAATTGATGCAGCCTGAGTTGCGGTTCCAGCATCCGTTACGAAATTTACAGCTCCAGCGCCTGATCCACTATTTGGATAAAGCTGAAGCCAGGACATTTCACCATCTTCTTTTGAAATCAATATCCAAGCCTCTTGTGCCTCAGTCATGAGCCACCATGTACCAATTAAGCTATGTCTACCAGTGTTAACGGTTGGTCTATATGATCCCATAATAATCTCAGGAGGAGATGATGGTTCTACTCCAAGATATGCTAAAGGGTTTAGCCCTGTTAACCCATTTTTCTTACTCATCAAATCTCCTATCGAATTAAATGTCCACTTATCCAGGTCGTTCTTAAACCTTGAATAGGTGATGTGTTCTTTGAAATAGCAACAGGCCCACCCGTAACAAGAACCTGAAATGTAACTTCCTGACCAGCAGTTAAGACATACATATTATCAAATACCGAAGAATAGATTCTTGTGCGATTCTGCCTTAGATTCCTATAATACAAGGGTGGCTCTAGCATCAAGCAGTAACTTGTTGGAGAAATAATCTTTACTTGGGAATATGAAGTTTGTGGTCCAGCGTCTGCTCTGCTTACCGTTGCATGAATATGATAAACACCATCAATAGGAGCGGTAAATTTTGCACCAGTACCTGCACTATCACCAGGGAAAAACATATTTGATGGATCATAATCTTTTATAAGTTTCTTCTGGCTACCTATAAAGAAGCTAGAAGAACCCGTCTCAGGCTCGCTCGCATAATAAAGAAATGTATACTCTTGACCACTTGGCCCAATAGCTCCACCGTCTTGAGATAAATCAATTCCATTAGCAGTTTCTGTTATATCAATAGATCCATCTGCAGATGCTATACTTGCCCATACAGGAGTAATTGCAGTTCCACCTATAAGAGCCTGTCCGTTTGTTCCGTTGTCTGAAGATAAAACTCCCGTCGCATTAGATTGTACAACACCAACCCCTAAACTTTGTAGATCAACACTGGTTGCTATATCAGCTCCCCCTGCAGCAACAGTAATAATTTCTCCAGACGTAGAAACATTAGAGCACACAATACCATTTGTTGTTGTTAGCGAAGCACTCGTAAAAGAGCCTCCTGATTTTAGCCAGGAAAAAGATACGGTCATATTATTTAAAACAGTAAGTGACTCATCTGTAAATATCTCTAAAGTGTCACCTATCGCGTAAGTTTCGAAACTTAGGTTTCCTCCTATTCCAAGGTCTCCGTTTTCAGGTGTGGCGGTACCAGAATCAGTAACAAAAGAATCAGTAGAAGCGCCAGCAGCTACTGGATATAATTTAGACCAAGATGCTACGCCAGCTTTCTTTGCAAGAAGAAGCCATACTTCCTGAGCGTCAATCATTAACCACCAAGCGCCAACACTAATATTTGCATAATCATCTGCTGTTGGTTGGCGAGATTGAAATAATATTTCTGACGGATTACCTGCTTCTACGCCAAGATATGAAAAAGGATTTGCGCCTGCCGATTTCCTATTATTAACCATTATATATCCTTATCCAATTAAGTTTCCGAAAATATGACTCGCAGGAAGACTATCCGTTTCATGATAATTAGAACCATCAATTCTAAAGGAAGTACCAGAAGCTAGATAATTCATATAAACAAAAACAGAAAAATCTATTCTATCACCTACCTTTAAATCAAGCATAACTTCAGTATTAAACATAATAGGAGGTGCATTTTTTGCGGGAATAACAACATAATCGCAACCTGTAGGGCAATAATGAGTATCTCCAATTTTAATGTCTGCCCCCATTAAGAAAGCAGGATCATTTTTCGTTCCTGTTCCACTTGATTTAACAATATACTGGACGCTCGATATTAGATATTTACCAGATATTGGAACAATATAATAAGCTCCCTTTCCTGCTCCATCTCCAGGGAAAAACTTGCTATAAGTATCATATGCAGTTGAACATGCAAATTTACTACCAATGGGAAAGTAATAAGGCGATGATGGTGTTGGACTGAAAATTTCATACTCATTATAAGTAACTGAGCCTGTCGCATAAAATGAAACATTTGCTCCAGTTGCTATTGCAGGTGCTCCGCCTGCTTGATCTATGTTTATACTATTTGCACCTTCAGTTATGACCAAAGTTCCATCATTAGATGTAATATTAGACCATTTTGGTCCATCAGTTCCAGCAAGTAATACTTGTCCATCTGTTCCAGCAGGTGATGATATACTTCCATATGTATCGGACTGTAGCACTCCAGATGAAAAGCTTCTTATGCGCGTTTGACCAGTTGAATCTAAGCCGCCAGATGCAATTGTTATGCCATTTTTTACTTCTAAAGTTGTTCCGCATGTAACAAAAGTATCAGTACAAGCATCTCCAACATTAAGAAGAGCGCTTGCTGCAAGAGATCCACTAATAGTCAAATTATTAGAGATAGATATTGAGTCTTCAAGATCTATTGTTATTGTATTTCCAGTCGCGGATGTTGATATATTTTTAGATCCAAGAATTTTTATAGTCTCATCAACTTCATTTGCGGTCCCAGTATCAGCTTCAAATGTTGACGCTCCAGCTCCGCTTGAACTCGGATAGAGCATAATCCACGAAGCAAGACCTTCTCTTTTATCAATCAATAGCCATACTTCTTGCTCTTCTACAAAGAGCCACCATGTTCCTATAACATAATCAGAGAAATCTTTTGCCGTTGGCCTTCTCTTATTAAGAAGAACCTCAGATGGAGCCGATGGCTCGACCCCTAAATAAGCGAGAGGATTTAACCCTGAAACACCACCTTTTTTTGCTCGAGCCATCTTAATTCCTTATTGAGGTGCTGAGAAAGTTTCATCACTTGGATTATATACATATCCAACGTAAACAGCTTTCCCATCAATATTTACTGATGTAAATCCTGCAGGGATCTTATAATTAATAGGGCTTATAATAATACTTACCACTATATTTTCACTGTTAATCAAAGCAGTTTTTGTCATGATTGACTCCTATTTATTCTGGTTTTGTAAATTCAAATGTATCAAAATCAAATGTATCACCTATTGCAGCAACCGGATTGTAGACAAGACTATTTCCAGTTCCTGGCAAATATGAATCACCCTTCCAGATGATTATATTGATTACAACTCCATCAGCGCTAACAATAGCATATTTGTTTGTATGATCAGCCATAACTTATCCTAAATGTTCTATAATAATTATCTGTCCCGCGGCACCATCTCCACCGGCTCCAGAGTTGGTCCCATTTAGAGATCCGCCTCCTCCGCCACCAGAACCAGAAGGAAAGCCACCATTCCCCCCATTACCAGCTGCAGCTCCGATGCTTTGGCCTCCACCGCCTCCGCCACCAGTTCCACCACACAATGTATTTGCTGCTGTATAAGTGCTTCCATCGCTTCCATCTATAGTACCTGACTCTACACCGCCAGCTCCACCAGCATTTGCGAATAGAGTTTGGCCAGCTCCACCGGTTCTTTCAGTTCCAGAATCAGCCCCTGCTCCGCCTCCACCAGATCCACCTTGTAAAGTGTTAGAGTAGGATGAAGTTGTAGAAGTTCCGCCATCAATGTTCTTTCCGCCTCCACCTGATCGTCCGCCTTCTCCAAATAGTTGACCATGTAGATACCATTTTCCTGCAGTTCCGCCACTAATAAAAGAAGAGCTTACGCCGCCTTTACCCTTGTTTCCACCACTATCTACAAGAAAAACGCTAGGCCATATACTAGAGTTTCCGCCGTCAGTCCCGTCGTTTCCAACGGTGTCGTCAGAAGTTTGAGATGCTCCACCAGATCCAGCAGCTCCAATTGTAACTACAGTTGTACTAGCAAGGAACGGCCCCGGAATTTTATAAAGAAACATTCCGCCTGATCCAGCTCCAGATCCTCCAGTAGAAGCGGTACTTGCCCCACGACACCCAGAACCAGCTCCAGCTCCACCGCTCCATCCATAAACATCCATAGATTGCGTTCTTGCATCGACCGTAAGTGTTCCACTTGCTGTAAACGTAGTTGTCTTAGTTGTGCCATTAACACTATTATTTGTTGCCATTTTTATCGTCCTTCTTCTCTATGGAAAATGGAGTAATATCTAAATCAAATCCGGTCTGTTCTTTAATTACAATTTCAGCCGATTCTTCAATATTATTATCACTACCAAGCCAATAGACTGATGCGCTTCCAACAAGAAGCGCAACAGCAATGATTAGTCCACGCACGATCATCGTAGTTTCTAATACCACTTTAATGTTCCTTTTTATACAACGGTTATATTTCCAACTGATGATCTTACAGTCCATTCTGTATTTGCAAGAACACAAATCAATTCAACACTGTCATATCTATTTGTAAATTCTAGATAGCCACCAGTCCCTGTTGAGGTATCTGTATTACCAAAGTGAATAATTTGACTAGCATTCTGAGCAATTCTCCAGCCTCCAACACATTCACCAGCGATAGCTACAACATCTCCAAATGCTGCAGTCGATGGTAGTGTTGCTGTAATCTTAGATGCAGAGTTTGATGGAATATATCCAGTATTAACAGCCATAGTAAATGTTCCAGCAAGCTGGCTACTCCATGGCATTCCTCCACCACCACCACCAGCATCTTGGAATGTTGGCAATGCGCCAGCGCCATTAGACGTTAGAACTTGATCAGCCGTTCCAACTGAAGCGATTGATTGATAAGCACCTGTAGCAGTTGTTCCACCACAAAGCACAGCGTATGTTGTAGCCGTAGCAATACCAGTACCACCACTTGCAACAGGAAGAGTTCCATCAAAGTTAATAGTTGCGGTAGATCCAGTACCCGTCGTTGCAATATTGGTTCCGCCAGTAAGCGTCAGCGCTCCAGCTGCAGGTGTTGCAGTTCCAGCATCAGTTGGAGCAGATATTGCTACAGCTCCGCCCGCTTCAAGATTAAGTGTTCCAGCTCCTGGCGTGAATGTAATTGTGCTACCAGCTGACGCAAGTGTTGCAAATACAGGGTCGGCACCAGTTGAACCCAAGATAACCTGTCCATCTGTACCAACAGCAAGAGGAGTAACTGCACTAGTTCCTGATCCGACCAATACACCATGATCAGTCAGTGTCGATGCTCCGGTTCCACCATCGGCAACGGGAACATCTGTTCCACCAGCGCGATAAATATAACCACCAGACTTGGTAACTGAGTCACTTAAGTCCATAGTTGGGGTTGTAGCGTCAGCTGTTAATGTTGCAAATGTTTCATATGCGGCTGCAGTAACATCATATGCCTGAGCAGTAATTACGTCTCCGCTTGTCGTTCCAGTTTGCACTGATCCAGTAGCGTCCATCGTAATTGACGAAAGAGCTGTTAGATCTGTACCTAAGTTAACCGTTACAACTTTTCCAGCACCAGACGTATTTACATTAGTTCCACCCATAATGTCTAAGACACCTAATACGGGAACTGCTGCGCCAACGTCTGTATCAAATTGAATTGGAACTGCGCCAGAAGATTCAAGATTAATTGAATTGGCACTATTATTAATAAGAATAGTCCCACCAGCTGATACTATATTAGCCCAAATAGGTAGTGCTCCACCACCAATTAAAAGTTGACCGTCAGTTCCGTTGTTTAAAGATACTGATATTTGATTTGAGGTAGGAACTCCTACTACCTCTATAACATTTAATCCTACTAAGGAGATATTACCTGAACCGTCTGGCAGAACTGATCCGCCGCTGTCACCTGTTATTGTTGTAATACCACCTGGTGCAGAAATCTGTGACATTATGAACCCCTTGCGTACATGGATGTAATATTCACACTTCCGGACGTTGGAGCGACTCCTGTATATTTAACTTTAAACTGGGTTTCTTTTGAAATATAAAACCCTTGAGATTGGACTTCATTCGTACAGACATCGATAATAATCTGTGATCCAGCTCTCATTTGTATATGGTCATCTTCAGCAGCAAATGAAATCATTACTGATGCGTTTGTTTCATTTTGAATGATAACCATGCGAGTCGGTTTATTAAGTGGCGTTCCAATATTCGTATATGTTGCGCCAACTGAAGCTGCGACAAGAGACCTGATCGGCTCAATTCGCATTTCTAGACTTGCAGCCATAAAACTTTCCTTTTTTAGAATCTATTTGCTTTCTACATCATCGCATTTAGCATCTGCATCGACTTCTCCAGCAGATTCTTTTTCTTCATTTTTCTTAGCTTCTTCAAGAATCTTTTTGTGCATGTCAGCCAAAGACTGTAGAATTTCAGAAGCAGGAGCCCCATTTGGAAATGTAAATTCATAGGTTCTTTCTGTTCCATTTTCGTCTGTGTTGATAACTTTTGCAGATATGCGTGGCGATAATTCCATAATTTTCCTATCTATAGTTAATCGGGCATTCAATATTAGAATACCCGATATTAAATCCTCTTACGCAGCGATTACCCAATAGGTGATAATTACATCACCATTAAGTGCAGCAGCACCATTATTTGTTGCTGTAACGGTAAATGATCCAGCTCCAGGAGTAACTCTGGTTACGGTCATTTGAGCGTCATTTGCACCAAGATTACTTATCGAAACAAGTAGTGCAGAACCAACGGTTACAATACTATCTGTTATTGTAAATATCTGGCTTGCAGCAGAAGCTGTTGTTAAGCCCGTAAGGGTTGCAACACCAACGTTAGCATCGATTGTTACAGCGGCAGCAGCAGCAGTTGCAGTTGCAGGAGTCATTGTTACAATTCCAGCAGCAGCAATATCTATTCCGCCTGTGCCAGCTTTAAGATCTATTCCGCCAGCAGCGTCTGAAGCATCAAGAACAATAGCATCACCAACTGCTTCAGTAGCTGAAACATTAACCGATCCACCTGTTGATAGTAGTGTTAAGTCTGCGCTTGCGCCAGTAACGGTAAAGTTAGAAGCTGTAGCACTGTTAAGAGCTATATTTGCAGCAGTATCAACAGTAACCGCTCCAGCAGCTGCGTTACCAACAGCAACAACACCTGTACTTGAACCTGTATTAATGCTCGTATCTGCGTTAACGCTATCGTTAATTAAAGTAATAGCATCAACATTTAATGTTGTTATTGCGTCAGCATTACCAAGATTAACAATCTTAGTTCCGGTTCCTGTTGAAACATTAACAGCATGTGTACCGGAAGCAACATTTCCGCTTGCAATATTAACGGTATTAAGACCTGTAGCAAGAGCACCAGTACCAACATTTACAATTTTAATAGAGTCAGCATTTGCTGTAGCACCATCAACACCAATATCTATCGTGTCTGTAACCGCAGCAGTAGCAACTTGACCACCACCAATTGTTATTGTTCTACTTGCCGTTGGAGCAACATCGCCAACGCTAATTGTTGTTGTATCAACTTCATCACCAACAGAGATTCCGCCTGTACCAGCTTTAATATCTATTCCGCCAGCAGCATCTGAAGCATCGATAACAATCGCATCGCCTACAGCTTCTGTAGCAGAGATATTTACTGAACCACCTGTATTACTAATATCAACATCAAGACCAGCGGAACCTACAGCTACAACGTCTATTCCGCCAGCCGTTGTTGAGATTACAACTGCATCAGCAATTGCTTCTGTAGCAGAAATATTTACTGAACCACCTGTATTGCTAATATCAACGTCAAGTCCAGCTCCACCGACAGCAGCAATATCAATACCACCAGCAGTCGTAGATACGACAACTGCATCAGCGATAGCTTCTGTTGCAGAGATGTTAACTGAACCACCTGTATTACTAATATCAACATCAAGCCCAGCTCCACCGACAGCAGCAATATCTATTCCACCAGCAGAAGCCGTTACGACAACCGCATCAGCAATTGCTTCAGAAGCAGAGATGTTAACTGAACCACCTGTATTAGAGATGTCTATATCTTGAGCAGCTTCACCAATAGCAGTAATATCCATACCACCAGCAGATGAGACTATTTTAACTGCATCAGAAGCATCTTGCGCACTTGCAATATTAACTTGTAAGATTCCATCTATATCTACGCCACCAGCTAGAGCACTTAAGTTTATTGCATCTGCTGTAGCAAGGCCTGTTGCGGTAAGTGTTATTCCACCAACATCTGAATGTATGTTTACTGAGTTTACAGCTGTACCTTGGTCAGCATATATCTCGATTGTTTCTGATGTACCACCATCAGCGTGTAAGTATACAGCTTGGACAGCATCTTTTGACGATGTTATTGAAACAGCATCAGAAGATGTAATATCAAAATCACCGGTTAAATCTAAATCACCAGTAACAGCTAGGTTTCCAACAACACTTACGTTTCCAGCAGAAACGGTAAGATTACCACTATCGATAGTAATTCCACTACCGTTAATACAATCTATATCACCGCCATCAACTTCAACAGAAGTAAATGTAGCAACACCAGATGCAGGACTTGTAGCCCAGTTTGCTGAGTTAGAAGAAATGCTTGTTAAAACATAAACAGTATCAGCTGATTTATCAACCCATGTTGTTCCGAGCTGAGCAAAGTCACTTGTTGTTGGAGCGCGTTTTGCAATAATTGGCGCTGCTGGTATTTGAACAAGGTCATCACCTGGACCATATGCCATTTTAGGTTTCGTATTCCTGACAGCCATTAATATCTCCATAAGTTTGTAATAAAATAAGGCAATAATTGCCAACTTCTACTCCAATCGTACTTTATTCATAATTTGCTTAACAAAACTTTTATGTTTGTGTACATTTGTACATATGAAGACAACAACAAAACAGCAAAAAGAGACACGATTGGTAGTTAAAGTGCCGTCGAGATTTCATAAAAAGATAAAGATAAGCTCAGCCGAGCTCGGAATGACTATGTCTGCGTATATCATTCAGTCAATCATCGAAAGAATGGATAATGACAAAAACCGTTGACCCTAAATCTGAACGAAGATCAATTTGCGCGAATTGTCATAAGTTTTTCACGTGGGACGGTAAAAAAATAAAACGTAAATATTGCTCAAAGAAGTGTTTTCATGAGCATAGACGAAGAATAGTTAAAGCAGAAAAGCTACTTCAAATGAAAAAAGACGCAAGCAGCAACAGATCATTGATTGTAATTTCAATACTGTTACTACTTGCAATCTTGTATGTAGCTATATATTTATAAATAAATTATTTTGCTCCTCCAGCATAGCTAGCAAGTCCACCTCCAATTGCACCTGGAACACCACCGACCAAACCTCCAATAGCAGCTGGTAATGCCTTTTTCAAGATTCCTCCAATTCCGCCAATAATAGAACCACCAATAGATTGAGCAGCAGTTACTCCTCTATTTTGTGCCTTTGGAACTTTACGCGCAAGATCTTTCTTAAAGAATTTAGCTAATTTTGTTCTTTTTCTATCAACAGTTTCCGTTATTTGCATTGAAAAGTCTCTTGGAATTTTCCCATTGTTTTCTTTGAGAATTCTTCTTGATTCAGTAAATGGAAGTCTTCTTGCCCTTGAAAGATTCTTAATTCCAGCAAGAATTCTCTTTCTTCCTTCTGGAGATTGACTAAGGCTTGGTATAGATTCTAAAAATAATTGCATCTCAATATTTGAGATTTTTCCACCATATATTTCTTTAGCTCCACCCATAAAACCTAGACCTAAGGATTTAAATTGAGTAGTTCCTGGGCTCATTAATGTACCCATATCTAAACCGATATTTTTTAAAAAAGCTACATATCCAGGAGAATCTATCTCGCCACTTGCATTAAGATCCATCATTTCATCAGCAAGAGCTAAGTCATCTCCACCTTTAGTATATGATTCTTCCCATTTGGCTAGCTTAGGCTGAATTTTATTCCAAGACTCTTCTTCAACCCTTGCTTCTTCTTTCTTCTCAGCAAATCTCTGCTTTTCGACATGAGATTTTTCAGCAAATGCCTGCTTTTTAAGCTCATTACGCTCTTTTGCATTCATCTTCTGTCGTTCCATTCCAAGCTTCGCAAGCTCAGTTGCTTGTTTCTCGTTTAATCCAGATAATGACGGAGTCCCCATCTGCTGGCCAGCTGCCATTGGTTGGCCCTGCATTCCCATTTGCTGTTCTTGCCCAGGCATCACCGGTTGTTGGTCCTGCATTCCCATCTGCTGCTCTTGCATTCCAGGTTGTTGCATACCTTGTTGCTGTCCTTGCCCTAACATTTGAGAAATAGCATTTGCATATGCCTGTTGTGATGGCTCTTGAGCCTTATATTTCACAAGTTCTTGCAATGCTTGTGGTGGCAACTGTGAGAGCTGTGTTGCCATTTCTGGAGTATAGCCAAGCGCTTGCAACCCTTCAGACGCTTGTTGCTGCTGACGTTGATCTGCAAGATTTTGCATCTGCTGCTGGGCCATGGCTTCAAGGCCAGAGCTTAATCCCATTCCGAGGCCTTGCCCCATCTCTCCAGAAGCTGATCTACGATTTCTAAATTCCTGTATCATCTAAAGATACCTCCGGTTTGATTTGATGCCTGTTGCTTGTTGCCACCAAACATTGACGATGCAAAGTTACCTAAGCCTCCAACGGCGCTTCCTATTCCACTAGCCATGCCACCTAAGCCGCCTAAGCCTCCAGAAAGTAATAAAGGTAATAATGATCCGATGCCTTGCGCCATAGGACCTCCAAAAGATTGCATAAATCCTGGATCTTGTTGTTGAAATGTTGTCTCATTGCGAGGAGTGAGACCCATTTGTAATAAATTTTGTAATTGGCCTTGTTGCTGAAGGCCGTATTGACCTTGCATGGCAGCAAGTTGCCCCTCTAAATCAGCACCAGCTCCACCAATTGCCTGTGCAAATCCTGACCCACTTTGACCGCCTGCGCCGCCCATAGAAGTAAATCTTTCTGAGATTGTAGGGACTGTTTTATTATGAAAGTCACTCATAGCCTGATCTTTTATCGGCTGGAAGCCACCCTGTCCTTGCTGTATTCCGCTCATGCTCATTTTCAAAAGCTGGTCCAAAGCGCCTTCTACGTTAGAACCAAACCGAGGAGCGTGTTGAAAACCTTCGGGGAGTCTCCCACCACCCTGAGGGGATTGATTTTGTTGCCCTCCTCCACCAAACAAACCGCCTAAAAACGCCATAATTTCTCCTTAATATTTTAAACTTATAGCCCTATGATCAGTATACTATATACAATATAGCAGTTCATAAAACAGGAAAGACTATGGCTTTATCCCCAGAAAGAACTAATACCGGTGCTTTTTTACCAACAACTAGTATCTTTGATGCAGTAAACATCAACAACGTTGATATAAAGAGCCAAGAATTTAAAGATATCCTTGTGAGACTTTATCAAAGTGTTAATAATATTGCTTTAATGGTTAACATAAAAGACTCTGGCTACTATGACTTATCTGAATTTATAAATGGCCAGCTCTTTTTCCCTGACCAAACTCTTTCTTCTTCAGCTGGGCAAACACCAGAATACAGGCAAGTATTTAGAAAAGTTATAGACTTTGGTGCTCTTCCAAATAGTACATCAAAATCAGTAGCTCATGAGTTAACTATTGATGCCAATACTTCTTTTACCAGGATATATGGCGCTGCGTCTGACCCAACAGGATTAAACTATATACCACTCCCATTCGCAGGAACTGGACAGATCGCAATAGATGTTGATTCAACAAATGTAAAAGTAACGACAAGTTCAGCAAGAAGTAGTTACACAATAGCCTATATTGTACTAGAATATTTAAAGCAATAGGTGTTGTAACATCGCCTGTTTGCTCATCTCTTTTTTTCCTCCTAGGCTTGAGACAAGTTGCCTAGGGGGTTTTAACTTGTAAAATGAATCGTAAGAGCTGTGGCTCCAGCTATTAAAGCTGACATAACTGTACTACATGCTACCGTTGCACCCATAAAAATAAAGACGGTTGTTCTTGATGAGCAGAGATCATTTCCAGGCCTTACCTCTTCAAGGGCGTCTTCTCTTTCCTGTGCCTGATTCTTTACAACCTCTTGAATCGTATGAACAGCAGGATAAGAAAAAGATGTGTTTCGTTGTAATACTTTCATTGCAACAAACTTATTAGGACTTACGGTCATTATCCGATCTTTTACCTTTTTAGCCAGTTCCGGATTGTTAGAGATTACTGTTATCATTTTCTTTTCAATTGCTCTTTCATGGACCTGGCATGGAGCTAAAAATGTGTTTGAAGTTAGTAAAATAATAAAGAGAAGTTTGTTCATGATCTATTCCTTAGGCTTAAAGAATAACTCTCTATTATTTTACCAAGTAATAACTAGCCAAGTCTATATCCACCAGTTGTTGCGTGAAATATCATCGCATTTAGCCGGAAAGGAGATAACGCTATATCTGGATCGAACATCTGAGCAGGCGTTAAGAATATTCTTAACTTAATGTCATCTCCATGAGCCTGGAAATAAACGGGGTGCCATACTCTCGTTTGAGATGCTTCAAGCGTAACGGTTGGATACGCAAATGTTTCTAAGGTTCCATTACCCATAATAGACTTTGAAACAGCACTATCACCTCTTAAAGATATATCGGAACTTGAGGTAAAGTAATCAACGGTCACTTCTCCCTTCGCTGTCTTATCAACAAAGAAATCAACCTTGCTCACTTCAACAGATGCTCCCTTCTCTCTATAGAAATTATATTCTTTCGTTTCAATATCTATCTGGCTAACTCTTGAGATCGTTCCTTTACCAAAGTACGTATCACCAGCTCCAATATCTATATAAGAACCGTTTTCATTCAAGAGTTTTATTGTATCGTCATCAACAAATTCTACCTGGAAGATCTTATCATTTAAGATCTCAAACAAAGCAAAATCGGAAGAAATATTTTCTACCAATACATAATCACCGTTACTTAACGTGTGATCTATGACAACAAACTCATTTTCTGATCCTGAGATGTTTGCTATTGATAATGCTGGAGCATTTCTTTCAAGGCCAACATTAAATATAGAGACAAATCCTTGCTGATTTCCAGCAGCAACGGTTCTATATTGTGCTTTAAACTGCGGATCTTTCCACGGCTCTGAATACTCTAGCCATTTAAGTTCACTTATTTCCCAGGTCTTTGATTCCGTTGGCTGATAATACCCAAAACAGGTAAAAGAATCATCAAAAAAAGCCCATGAACTCATTGCATAATTGTATGCTAAGATCTTCTTGGTAAACTTTGCATCAGTTGGAAACGTCCAATAAACCATTTCGCTAAAATAGTCACGTATCCCATAAACCCTGTTAACGGCACCATCTGTATTTTTAATATTAAATACTTCATCAGGAATTAAGTTATCAATTCTGTCGACACTTGCGCCCGTGCAGGCGTGAATACCAACATTACCGATACCAATAACAGCTCCATCAAAAGGAACTGAGGAGAAAGATGACTCTACGCCAAGCTCTGAGTTGATTTGTTGCCATACAAATGGAGTTATCTGGTTACCGGTATAAACAAGTTCCCACGAGCTTCTCTCAAAGAAAACAATTAAGCGATCCCTTAAGAGTTGAGCACTTACTATTTGCTCTTTAACCGGCGCATCAATCCATCCGCCTCTTCCGGCAGGAGTGATTTCTTGCCATGCATCGGTATCGAAAGGATCACCATTCTGTGAGTATCGACATCTGTTTGCAAAGTTTTTATTAGATCCGTCTATGCTCTCAATCGTATTAAGCGCTAGAAGCCTATTCTTAAATGAAATAATGATCTTACATGTTACGAGTTTATTTTCTACTTTTGCTGGAGCGATAATTTGAGATGTCTTTGGATTTAATACGTTCCATACTAAACCGTTCCAATACTTAATACCGTCAGCAGCAACAAAGTTTGTTACAAAACTATAGATATCATAGGGAGTTATTCCACGATAGTTAACATGCCAAAAGTAATCGGAATCTGTTCCACTCCAAAGTGCAGTTCCCAATCGAGCAAAAGCACCAGATATGTATTCATAGGCGAACTGTGTATCAAATGCCCAGAGCGGCTCAAAGTTGATCGCTGTGCCTTCGTAACTTGGTAAACCCATAACTGGGTCGGCTGGATAAAAATAGCACGTAGTGTCAACCGTAGCGCCTTCAATCTCAAAGGCACCATTAGTTGTATTATATTTTTTCTTGGTGGCAGAACCTGTTGTAATCATATCAGCAGGAGCGCCAATAGTTGTTACCGTAAATACTTCAGTTCCAATAGAGAATTGCTGGCCTATATTATATTTTATACCTGGAGCGGACCCGGCGAGATTTCCTGTAATTGGATCAGTTTTCCCAAGATTAATGCGCAATCGAGACCTTAAAGGATCAACTTTTTCAACATCACCAATTAAATAAGATCCAAACCGCTTTTTTAAACTACCCCTAAAAACATAAGCATTATTGAGCTTTGAAAATGCATCATCTGGAAGAAGCCATGGTTTAACGTCGTTTTGCAGACCTGAATTCATTGGTCCTATAAAAAAACGATCTTTTTGTGCCATATTATCTACCTATAGCAAGATAGTCAAAACGACATAATGAAGCTGTTGTCGTTGTTCTTTCTGCACAGTTAACTGTAAAACCTATGGCTGTGTAGCTTTGTATCCATGCAAAAACATTCCCTGGATCATTTGTTGTAACTTGGACATTATAAATTTTAGTAAATTCAGGGATGACTCCTACGTTCTTTTCGAAAAAAACAGACTGCGCTAAACCAGTTTTAGAAGCCCTGCCCCATTTCAAAAGTATTCCAGAAGGTAAGTATGCCCAACCTTGTGTTGCCGTTTCATCGCCATAAGATGCAGTAAATGGAACATCTGTTCTGCCAGTAACATGTGAATAGAGTTCATTTTTTGTTGTAAGCGTAGATGTCTGTGCATAAATACCGGCGTTAGTACCTGTAAATGTAGCTGCAGCAGCAAAGTCGGGTAATGTTACTTTAGCGTGTGCGCCCTGGTTGGCATCGCCAAATGTTTTATGGTCAACATCAACAAATAGCTTAATTGCGGCAAAGTTATCTAAAATATCGCCCTGAGAATCTTGCAAAGCGTCTGTAGGTTTCGGAATTGTTGCGTTATATGCCATTTTCAGTCCTTATGTAATTAAAAGTTGTTACCGTTCCAAGAATTACTACTATTATTATTAATTGAGTCGTATATGGTGCTCGTTCGTTCATTTGATTGTTGAACAAGAGTTCTTCTTAGGACGAGAGTTTCCTGCTTTTTAAACTCAGGCATTATTGCTTGGACACCCTCTAAGTCGGCACGATCTTCAAAGACTTTTTTAGCTGCACCATATGCTATATATTGCCACCATTGTTCGAGCTCTGGCACATCAGTGTTCTCAATAAGATTCGTAAATGACTTAAAAGCCTGCATTCTGATTTCATAAACGCCGTCAGGTATAGGTCGAAGCGTGAAAGAATTACTGTAATAAAGGACTGAGCTTGGACGTGATGCTGCATAGGGGAATGTATGAAACATAATAGGCTCACTCGCAGCAGGAGCACTTGAAAATGTTAATCCAAAAACACCCGTCTCATAATTTATAGATCCAGCACCATCTCCAGAGAGAGTACCTGTTCCATTATCGATAAGATTAAGTGTTGAGCCGGCAGTGTTAATAGATGTAAACGAGACACTGTTTCTTTGAATTGGTATAGCTGCAACAGTTCCAACAAAAGTTAATGTTACTCCATTACCAGTTAAGCCTGTTGAGCCAACAGCTTTATTCTTTGGATAATGGCCATAGAATTCGCCCTCTGATTGAGAAAGCTTTGCCTGTCTTCCGTCAACATAGACAGGAGGATGTATAGATATAAAGCGATTGTTAAAATCAGAAAGGCCATTAATGGGGGTCAACGTGTCAGAATTTGTTGCGTATAAATCTTTACCAGGTTCTGTATAAAAAACAAATGGAACTAATCCAGTGAGCAAGCGCAAATGCTCTGGAAAGTCGTATTGGTAAAAAGTGTTAACATACTCGTTGATTTCAGTATTCGTTAATTGAGAAGGTGAGGGACTATGGGTAAGTCGCCTTACTTTGATACGTATTGTATCGAGAGTAGATGATGCCATCAATAGCCTTTCTAATTTTAATTGGGGAAACTTCGTTCCCTTTTATTCTAGCAAAAGCAGATTACACCTTAGACGCTATAATGATTCTACTATCTTCTGCTTGTGCAAAATCATCAGCGTTTAAGAATTCTAAACTCTGAAAACTGAAGCGACGCTTCTTTTGGCCTATTCTCATAAGAGGCTTATTATGTTCATCGACAGCAAAATTATGTACCGGATACCATCCATTTTTGTTTAAATGCTCTGCAACTCCGCGAGGAACTGTATATGCCATACCATCAACCATGTCGTATCGCTCGATTGGATCGTTCTTATACTTTTTATAAGCAAAACCCATACTTCCGCCGGGAACTTCTTCAAACTTAAAGACACCCTTAACCATTTCACGATCTCTATCATGTTTTTCTTTAAGACTTAGTTTTTTCTTAA